GCCTGATCTGGCGTAACAATGTTATATCCCTTGTCTAGCCTTCCTAGAGCTGGGTGAACTAGTTTGCCCTCTGAATAAACAGCGGTTGGTTGTGGCTTAGGATCTTCCTTTTTTGGAGCAGTCTTAGAAGTGATTGTTTTAGAAGTTGTCTTCTTTGTTGACTTTGGCTTATCTTCTACCTCTACTTCTTTTTTATCTTGAAGTGATTTAGAAACATATGCTTTGTCATAAGAACTTCTAATAATATTATCGCTCATTATAATCCTCCTTTGTTATTATATCATCTATAAAAGTGTTGAAGGGGAGCCATATTTCAGACTCCCCTCCAAACTACTTGACAAAGAGATTACTTGCTGCCGTAGGCAACTGCGTCTGTCTCTTCGATCTGAACACCAAAGCGAACGAATACTGTGTACTCTACTGTGTCCTTCTTTGGCTTGAACTCGCGGTGGACTGTAACATCTCTCTGGAATCCCCAGATACGATTCTCTGGGAATGTGAGTGAGACATAATCATCGGGGAGGTATGGAACCTCAACGATTGGAAGCCCGAGAACGCGGTACTGTAGTGGAGCACCAACAATCTGTGGAACACTACCATCAACAATGCGCTCAACAATTCTCTCTGAAGAGAAGTTGCCTGTCTGAGCGAGCTGATTGAGTAGGCTGGAAAGTGTTGGTGAACCAGCATAGAACTTCATGGCTGAACGTGAACCACGGTACTTTCTTGGCATTGCAAGAATAATATCCTGTAGATCCTGTACTGTCCATGTGCTACCACTTGAGGTTACAGCAGCGGCCTGATTGCCACCAGCTGTCTCCTTTGCGTGGAAGCCCTCCATGATGCTAAGGAACGCATTTGTTCCAGAGCCTGTTCCGTTGATAGCTAGATCCTCTAGATCGTTAGCGAATGCACGGGTCATTGTGCGAACCAAGTGGTCCTCTAGACCTGCACCTTCGATGTTATCCTCTAGAGCTTCAGTTGAAACCTCCCAATCCAAACGGATCTTCTTGGTGGTAACCTCAACCTTAGTGAAAGCAACATCAGCGTTTGTGTAAGTTGCATCAGCCTGTGCTGCTGCACGGATTACACGCTCGCCAACGTTTAGCTTCTCTAGCTCTGCGGTGTTGGAACGCATTGTTACTCTGCGACCATCTTGTGCTAGTACCTGCTGCTCCCAAATGTATTCGATGAACTGGCGAGACTGCTCAGGATTGAGAATACCGCCATCATCGGTTGTGCTGCCAACAACACCGAGGTCACCAGCGGCTGGGTTTGTTACACCCCCAATACCACCAGAAACTACTGCGCCTGTTGCAGCTGCCTTCTCTAGGATTTCGTCTGACATTTTTATTTCACCTCCTATTTATTTACCGATATAAGTCAGCGGCTTTGAGGAAACGACCGCCCCACATCGACTTTTCAGTTGTATTTTCTTCCTGCACGATCCCGCCAAGATCGCCAGACTTGCGAACGGCTGTGTCAGCTTCTACAGCATCAACACGCCCTTCAAACTCTGTTACATTGCTTTTTACAGTTGTTACTTCCTCTTGTACGCCGTCTAGAGACTTCTTCATCTCTGCGACCTGCTCTGCAATGCCCTTAACTACTGCAGCTAGATCTCCTAGTGAATCTGCAACAGAATCCTTGATCTCGCTAACAGCCTTTGCCAAGTCATCTGTGCTGCCTTCTTCATTAGGAGTTGTGGACTTTTCGACTACCTCTTCAGTTGTGGCTTCCTCTGTCTCTTCTGCCTTTTCTACTGTTTCTTCGGCAGAGTCCTCAACAGCGTCCTCTGACTTCTCTACAGCTTCAGCATCTTCTGCTGCATCCTCTGCTTTCTCTACAACTTCTTCTGTTGTCTCTTCAGCAGGCTCTTCAACAGTCTCTGCTTCTACTGCAGCGTCCTCTGACTTCTCAATTGGAGCAGCCTCTTCTGAAGACTTTCTATTTAGAATTCCCACGTTATTTCCCTCCTTTTCAATATTTTCGTCAGCAATTGACTTGGCTATGTCTTCGTCAATCGCCTCATTTTTATCAGATTGTGAATCTGAAACCTTTTCAAATGATGTAATCAAAGATTTTACAACTTCGGATTTATTTACATCGTTACTCTCTACAAAACCAATGTTTGTCATGTGCTTGCTGCACTCTGGGCAACTATAGTCTGACTTATCACTTAAGATAACATTGTCACTAGTTGGACACCAGTATACGTTTTCAAGGTAGTTCTTTTCTACCTTTTCTTCTGTAGCATTAAACTTTTGTACAGAAATAATATTAGAGTCTGGATTTGCTGGATTATCAACAAGGGAAAGCTCATAAAGATCATAATCTTTAATTACCCGAACGGGCTTATCAATTTGCTTGTTGTACATTTCTTCTGAGTCATTGATGCTTCCACCAATTGAGAATCCAGTAAGAATGCCTTCATTAATTTTATGCCAGGTATCTTCTGCGCCTTTTGAAACATAAACATCTACATAAATACCGTTGTAAAACTGATCAGTATTTTTGTCAAAATATTTATCCTGCTTAAATGAAACGACCTTGCCTACGGCAAGTGGGGTATGCTGCTCACGAACGTTTCCACGGAATGCATCAAAAGCTTTTGCTGATGCGTCAGCATTTACAATGTCGCCCTGCTTATCAATGCTATCTGTTGTAGCCCAGCCTGAAACAATTCTTCTTTCTTTGTCTACTTTTTGAATGGGCATTCTAACGGAAATGTTATTCCCGTCTGTGCTCCAATAAGCTTTTTCAAAAATAGTCATTTCAAACCCATTATATACTATATTTATAGTATTTTATCACAATTTTATAAATTTATGCAGTTGTTCTGCCTTCTCCGCCTGGATTTCTTCCAGTTTCTGTTGCGGAGGAGTCAGTAGCGTTATTTTGTCGTTCTGTATCTCTTTGTCTGTTACCTGTAATTTGTGCCCTTGATTCCGCTCTTTGTTGTGCTGTTAGTTCAACTGGTGATTGACCGCCATCTCGTACAGGCATTCCCATTCTTTGTCTTACTTCATTTGGAACAATAACCTGAGTCTTGAGATATCTTTCATCAATCTGACTTTGTGTATTTTCATCTGTTAATGTAAATTCATTTAGTCTAAAGTTAAACATATCTGTTTTTTCTTTTACTATTTTATTTATTACCTTTTCTAAAGTTCTTTGTGCTGGTCGTGCAACCTGTTCCTTAAATGTACGATCCGATGCTAGTGCAGCGGCAATAGACATGCCCTGACCGCCACCAACCTTTGATATTGGTGTTTGATGAGCCATAAGAATATCTTCACGATTAGACTTGCGGTACTTTTCAAAAGAGCCTTCTTGTACGCCATTTTCAATTGGCTCCATATTAAACTCTACCTTGTTATCTCCTGTATCTCCAGGAAGAGGGATGTAGAGTGTTCTGTGGCTTTGTCCTTTGAGTCCAGACTGCAAAAATCTAAACAGCTTATCTTCTGCATCTGTACTTAGCTTTGCACCCTTAAGAGTAACGATGTATCGTGGCACTGCCTTATTCTCAAAATAGTCAATGTTGTAGCGACCAGCAAGTGTGTCACCAACTAGTGATGTAGAAGCAGCCAAGATATCTGGAACACCATAATAGCTATTACGAGGGGTATATTTCTTAATATGAATTAGCTCGTTTGGTCGCGGATCTGTTGTTACATTGTTGGGTGTTTTTACATCTTGGAAATTTCTGAAGAATACTGTTCTTTGATTAACTACCTGAATGTATCCATCGCGTTCTCTTCTAACGCGAATAGTTGTTGCAGGAATATGACCGATATATCCAATTTCTCCAGAAGTTGTTCTACCTACCTCAATATATCCATTTCCAGTTGCCTCATAATCAGTAAAGGCTTTTTCAAGAACGTGAGTCAGAGTATCTTCATCATTAAGATCTTCAAGCCATTCCATAACCATAGCCTTTGCTCTGTCAGCTTTTCTTTGTGCACGCATTCTCTGATCATCATTGCCAGCATCTTCAATCCTGTCCATAAGATTGGGAGTTGGTTCTAGATGATATCCAAGGCCAACAATGTTTGATACCTTGGCATTTACCGCTGCATGGTTAGCAAAATTTGTTTCATAAAAATTAGCAAGCTCGTCAAGGTTGTATGGTGGAACAATAACATCAAAAAGTCCATAGGCAGTTGTAATATCCATATCTGGAATTAGCTGCTTTGACTTTGCCCCGTCTTGTCCTGTCCAAACCTTATTTAGTCTAGAAATACGACGCTTAAAATTAGGATTAAGTCCAGTATATGATTTTACTGTTTCTACACCAGCATTGAATGGATCAAATTTTGATATCTTGTTTGATTGAGGATTATCAATTCTTGCTCTACCCTCGTAGTCGTCATTCTCCATGCGCTCTTAGTCCCTTTGCTGCGTCATACCATGCACCCAGATCTGTTTCGCTAGGAATATACCCCTGGCTCATTCTGTCAATCTGTTCCGAATGTTCTTCATCAGTAATTCTTCTTACGCCTGCTTTAAACTCTGGCTTACCATCTGGAAATCCATAATAAGCTGCTGCCTTGGTAATTTTAGCCATTGCCTGAATATCACCATTACGAGCAGGAATATTCATGATGTTACCATTGCCATCACCAGCCAACTTTCCATTAGGAAGCTTCCAAACATAGATGCCATCGTCACCTTGCTTTTCTATTACAGTTAGCTTTGGATTAGAGGATGCCATGTCAACAATTGTACCATAATTAGCATGACTCAGCTAGTTTTTGACACTAGCTAGGTCACCAATATCAACTATCTCGCAAGATCCTGCAACACAACTTAGCTCTTGTGATCCAGTAGTTCCGTCTTCTGTCTCATAAACAGTAAGCATCTCCCATGGAATATTTGTGGGCATATTCTTTAGTGCTTCCTCATATTCTTCCTTTGTGCAAGACTGGTAGGGTGCTTGCTTGTAAGAATGCTCAACTGCTGGCAAGAATGAAACGCCACCGATTTGATCAAAGTTGTCATAGACCCATGCCCCTACGCTCATCCATTCATCTTCATGAACATTAATGGTGACAGATGGGTTATGCTCTGTCCAATGATTACGATAGGTTTTCCATAGTTCTAGATGATCAATGGCTGAAATATCTTCTGTAACTACCGCGTTCTTTGGAGCCTTTACGGGGAAGTAGAAAACGGTAGTATCATTTGGCTTCATAACATCTGGCTCATTTGGAATACCACAATCAATAAGGAATCGTGTTAGTGGATCTTTATTATCTCCACGAACAGAACGAATGTAATATTCTGAATACCATGGATGAATGCCACTTGATACACCAGTTAACTGCGATACTGTTCCAGAAGGCTTAACACAAGTAACAGACATGGACTGATTAATTCCAAGTCTTTCAGCTTCCTTCTTATTTGTTTCTACTGCTGATTCACGGAGATTATCTAATAGAGAAGATAGATTAGAATTATTATTTGATGTTAGCTTATTTCCATAAATACCTGTGAGTGATACCCCAAGTAGTCTTTCCTCCTCGCAGTTATCTTTCCATGACTTACGAATATACTTAAAGTTTGTAAGAGTAGATTGCCAGGTTCCAAAGATGGAGGCGAGTTCTACCTTCTTCTTAAGATCTTCTTCTGTATCAGAAGCTTCAATAATTACCTCTGTTAGATTACAAAATTCATTGGGTCGTAGAAGAATTTCGCCACATGGGTTGGTTCCTGCTACCTTAGAAGAATCACGACGACCGAAACTATCAATGTGCTT